TTGTCCCAGATAAATAAATATTATCTGTAGATGAAAGATTAGATGTTAAATTACCGTTTATTTTACCTGTACCACCATCTTCTCCACTACTTATATTTAAAGTTCTGGCAGAAACATCATTTTGACTCAACCCAAAATAAGTGCTTGACGTATGAGTATTCATACCAAACAAAACAATTGCCGCCTGTTGCTTAGTCAACGTAACAGGGCTAGTACCATTTTTTGCCGCAATCGTATCTACATTTAATACACTGGTCATACAATACTCCAGTAGCCATTAACAGTGACTGTAGCGTTTTGTGTGATAGGCCCAGCAGATAAACCATTTTCATCACTGTCTATTGTAAGGTCATTGCTTATTGTCTGACCATTTAAACGTATAATACTGTTATTACCTTTGAACGGATATCGAGTGTCAGACTCTGTTTTAGTGTAGTTCTCTGCAACACTAAATACATCATACACAATCATCTCAATAACATCGTTAGCTTGTGCGCCTGTTGTTAGCGTTACAGTTGTGCCATTTGTTGCCGCATAGTCAGTAGTTGGTTTAAGCAAAACCCCATTCTGATATACGTCCATGAACATACCATCTGTGTATGTAAGGGTATTAGATGAACTGTCACTTCCAGAAAACGCTGTCTGGTTATCGTCTGCTGTATACAAAAATCGTGTTCTTACACCGTTAGTTGGACTTTTTCCTATATACGGCATTACTTTAAACTCCTTATGGCTTAGTAGGCCAAACAACATCATCTAGTGATGTGTATTTATTTGTTATATCTCTAAGTTCTTGACGATATGTTTTCATATTAGATGACATGGTTTGATCCGACAAACCATAATAATCTGTGTCAATTAAACGATTATTACGTTCTATTCTTAACATATCTAATTTTACTTCTTTTAATAATTCTGCTTCTTTTTTTACAAGAGCATCGTTATCTAGTGACACTTTCTTATCATCTTTATCATATGCAATTGCAGAAGAACCATCTCCTTCAATTCTAACAACAGTAGGATATAAGGCATATATAGCTTCATGTCTCATCCTGCAATCTCCATTACAGTTATGTTAGAGGCTGTTCTACCTACAAAATCTGAATCACTATTGTTATTACTCATTCTGTTTACATAAAATGTGCCACTGTACGTTGAACCAAGTGTTCCTTGCAATTTGTAAGTAACAGCACTTGTTGATGAAGGGCTATCTAAATGCATACCACCTAAATTAGGTAATTCTAATGCATAAGGAGATGAGGCAGTTCTACTAAGAGCAGATGAACGTATTCTATTGCTACCCTCTGCGTCACCTATGTAAATTGCAGTGCTATCTCTTACAATACGAACGTGTAAAGTAGCGGTAGTTGTTTGAGAGCAATTAACATTAAACATTACAAGAATTTTATTGTCTGTAGATGCTGGTGTAATAGAAACCGATAACCCACTTAAATCAACAAAGGTGCTTGTACTAGAGCTTGCAAAACTAGCTACAGCCGTCTGTGTTGCAGATTTAACTTGCAAAATAGAATCTGTAGGAAATATAAGTCCTGCTGGTCTAACTTGTGTTAGTGCCATAGCCTACTCCTATGCGTATGGGCTTGCCCCTAATACACTTGTGTCCCATGCGGCTTTTAACTCTGCAATCGTTTTAGCATCTGTTATAGCTTGTGCCGCTGGTGCATCACGAAGAGCTTTTTTCTTGTTCACAGAAGCAGTCTTGGCATCTGCATCATCTGCTTCCAATGCTTTCATGTATACAACGTCTTCTGCTTCAAGCAAAGGCGCACGAACTTCTCTTATCTTATCTTTAAAAATAGTTTTTGCAGTATCTAGGTCTTCTGATATTACACTACCAGAAAGTGTCCATGCACCACGAAAATGACGATCAGACGGCTTAGTGACACTAGCGGCATTTGCCTGATTGCCGTCCTTATCTAGTATATATGTTGTTACAGCCATCTAAATCTCCTTTATGCGGCTACTAGTTCTTCAGAGATGCGCCAAGCGTTTCTCCACTCTCTTGTTGCAGGAAGTTGATTCTTCCTACAGATAACCATCTTTGGACGATTACCTTCATCCCAATTTTTCCAAACGTGTTCTGGTATATCCTTTTGAATTAAATATTCTATTGCCTCTTCCTCTGTCATTGCCTCAATAGGTTCTGTTTGATGTAATAAATACCCACGAGTATGTTTTTTAAAATTAGGTTGAGCTTCATCCTTCTTTAATTCCCAGTATACCCAAACAGGGGGCAGTATACCACCCTGTAATGCACAAGCCATCCAATTAGGATCAGGCACAAGTATCTTTGCACACTCTTCTATCTTATCTTCATAAACGACTCGATAGTCTGATTGCACTCCGTCTAGGTTTTCTTTAGCCCAACATAGTCTGTCAAATAAATGTGTTCCTTGAAATTGTGGTGTATCCATTATCTATCCTATTGCCATTATTTCTAGTGATGGTGCATAAAATTGATCGCTAGTAGAACCATCGAAATGATGTGTTTCATGTAGTTTTGATTCATTACTACTTCCCCATTCTCTTCCTTGCATTTTGATGGTTTTTGCTGTTGTCCAACTTGTAAGTGCGCCAGTGTTAAAATCAGTTGCGGAAGCATTACATTGAAATGTTGCAACGTGGGTGGTCATCTGTCCGTAAGAACTTGGCATTCCAATACTGAATCTTCGATATATAATTTCATCATCATCAAGATAGGTACGAAAGTGCGAAAGTGGATTAGTATCGTGCCTATCATGTAAAAAACTAAACTTGTATACTACATTTTTTGTACCTTCAGGCGGTGTATAGGTTATGCTACTTCCTGTTATATCTGTATACGTTGTGGTCATATTTTGCACACCAGTAACATTTTCAAGTGTATATGTGCCACTCAAAACCTGAAAGGTTTGCCCAACACAAATACCGCAGAACATCTCAAGTATTCTACCAGTGCCTTTAGTATTATCTTGCAATAGGAGATTATCTACTTTTAATGTACTCATGCCAAATCTCCTGAACACATTCCGTTTGAACTAGCATCTGCAAAATTTCCAGAACTATTTACAGTTTCTAAACCAAATGTACTGGCAGTTTTTGCGTAACCATGATACGGATATTGAAGTATAGTGCCTTGTGTAACGCACCAATCTGTAGCTGAATTCATAGGATTTGTTAAGGTTATAGTTGTTCTACCTGTGTTATCATCACTAAAACTACTGTTATTAAAACTATCCCCAACAGTTCCTGCACTCGAACTTGCACTTACTGTCCATGCTTTTAATAAACCTTGCTCAAGATTTGTTGTAGTTGTGCCACTATCATGACTGGCAAAAACATTTATAATTTTATCTGTGGTCTTTCCTTTAAGATTGTCAACTATGAAGGTACTCATGCTAAATCCCCCAATACTGCACCATTAAAAACTTCTGTATCTTGTGGAGAATTATTGGCATAATTTGAAAAACCTATACCTGATGCGTCATAAAATGGTGTATAACTATTTGCTATATTTCCACCCATAACAATGTCAGATTGAAACTGAGCGTTCCAATTACTATCCGTTGTGCCATTACTTCCTAGCGCAGAATAATTTGCAGATGACATATTATTTGTAAACGCAACTTTATAATCTCCTGTGCCTAAATCTGTACTGCCACTTGTATTAAAACTATCTCTGAAAGCAATAGTTCCTGTTCCATCTAAAGACCACCAAGCCTTTGCCGCATCCTGCTTAGTCAGTGTAACTGCACCACCTGCAGATGTTTGTATTGTTGTGACCTTCAATGTACTCATATTATCACCAACGTACCGCCATCTTCTACTTGTAAGGTAACATTAGAATTAATTGTAATAGGGCCTGTGGCACTAGCGTTTTCTGCGCCACCTATTGTTACATCAGAGCCTACTGTCTTATCGTTTACACGAAACATACCACCACCAACAAAATCAGATTTGTTAGCTGTTGGAGGTGTAACTGTGGCAATATTAAGACCAAGAAAGTTTACAAAGATATTACCTGTGCCTGTAGAAGGAGCAGTGCTAAAACTAAGTGTTGTGCCACTTACGCTATATTTATTTGTATCTTGAATAACGCCATCGACAGAAACAACAATATCCTGGTCGTTTCCTACTGTTCTAGATAGAGTAAAAGAGGTAGTAGAATTGTTTCCGTTAAATCTCTCTACGGATGGAATATCTACAAAATTTGCTGTTGGTTGACCACCGATGTAAGGCATAATCTCTCCTATGTGCTTATGGCATCAACAACAGATATCCACGCATCTAAACTACTCGCTGTGTTACTAACTACCTTTAGAGCGTCCCCACTTACTAAGGTTATTCTTGCGCCACCATCTAATACTTGCAAAGTGCTTCCTGTTGGTATAGGTGCATTTTTTATAATGTAATAATCGGCACTGCTTACTGTGATATACACACTTACAAGTATTTGTGATGTATGCACATTGGCAAGGTTGATACCTATGATTGCATCATCTGAGTTAGCTGTACGCAAGGTACTAGCGGATGTTCCTATGTTTCTTGCTATGTTTCTTTCAAAATCTTGTGCCATTATAATACCATTGCCATTGCTGTTGCGAAAGCGGCTGTTGTACCCCCACTTGTTATTCCAAGATTTGCAGGGGTAATCTTTTTCATTGTACCACCATCATCTACAAGAACGAAGTCTGCATCACTGCTTGATGTAGTGGTGGTTGGAGTGTCTGAATTACCTGTTGTGAGAACAGTTCCAGAAGCATCAGGTAAGGTAATATCTCTATCCGCAGTTGGGTCTGTTACTTTTAAATTAGTTTCATGACCATCAGCAGTAGCACCTTCAAACGTAATAAAAGGATTGTTTTGATAAAGATATAAACCTCCTCCACCAACAGTTTGGTTAGAAGATTGGAATCTAGCTACAAATTCATCATTTACTCTAATAACAAATCCAGTAAGGGTATCTGAAACATTCACCGAATTACCATTAAAATTGAAATCATCAATTTGTGCTTCCGTAATAGCACTATTCGTACCAAGTGTTACTCCATCAATAGCACCACCATCGATGTTTACACTGTCTGCCGCTTGTGTAGAAATAGTTCCTAATCCTAAATCTGATAAAACCTCACTTGTACTTCTGCTTTCTAAACCATTAGCTGTAAACCGTGCAAATTCATTGTCTGCTACAGATGTACTGTCTATCTTGACTGCGTTTGTGTTAGATATACCAAAGGTGAGACTTGCTTGTGCGCCTATGTCTGACAGAACCTGAGAAGCAGAACGGCCCTCGATTGATGTGCCGTCTACTCGTAGGAAATCGTTATCTGCCACACCGCTTGTAAACTTAGGAACATTGTTGTTTGATATACCTGTGGACAGAGTGGCCGTTGCTGTAATAGCCGTGCCATTGAGCGTCATA